CATGTCTCCATGCAAAAGTTATTCTTCCCCGGGATTAATTCCCTAGAGTGTTAGACAAAGTCTACACCCTCCACGACGTATTTTTTAACCACAGTTCGTCGCTCTGTGAATGTGCCGGTTGAGAACGCCTCAAGTCTGCTTGGAGATGCATCCCAAGCAAACCGAGTTAATCGTTCCCATCCATGACAAAGCTTCTCCTTCGTTCGACTAAGGGCCTTAAGCCCTCTAATAGTCCAACGTTGAAGTTTCTTGTCATACCGGAGCTTGCCTTGATTTGCCTCGCGTACGTCATTATGGAAAGACATCGCGAACCCAATTAAGGGCGAGTCATCAGATACACGGGGTAGTGCACCGTGGACCCTCTCTATCATCTGCTGAATCTCAGATGATGCATACCAATAACCGGTCTTATACAAATTATTTGCATAAGACACCCAAGCTGCCAAGGAGGTCACATCATTTTTGTCGCAGGTGAATAATTTCTTAATTTTCAGAGGTGTGACGTTTTCACCTTTATAGGCGTCAACTCCACAAGATTCCCTGAATTCACCCGTGAAGCAGGACTTGTCTGTGTTTATCTGAAGACCCATCAATGTTAGAACATCAATGGTTTCAGAAACCCATTCACAGGGTACGATGATATCATCACCGTAAACATATACAGACTTATAGGCCTGCCGTCTTGGAACACCCAATGCAATCATTCTTCCTGTGATTAGCGCGTAAAAACTGAGCGCTTGTACAGGAAAAGTAAGAGCATTGCCCATAGGGGCAAACTTTTTAAGTTTGAGTGAACCAACTGGTGTTTCGATGTGTGATGAACGTGACTTTAACAACCAGTCACATATTGGCTGTTCACAGAAGAGGTCATAGACCAAATCGAGTGATAATAGATCAGAAGCTTTTCTAAGATCTAAAGTAGCCAATTTTCCATCTGTGGAGGACTTCAAAGCAAGAGAGCCGTTTATGCTCTGGTCAGTGAAATTTACCTGACCTCCTGTTATAGGACTTGATTCTAAGAAGTCATACAACTGGATACGTAGCGCCTGTTGATAGGCCATTTTCTCGTGGGGCTCCGCAGATATAACGCGGGGACCTCGTGAGTCTTTGGGCACCAACATCATACGCGACGTACCACCAGTCTCCACAGGAAGCGCAGATAGTGCTTCCCACTCATCAAAAAGATGCTTATCGTTATAGTAATACGATTCAGCATACGGGTACAGTTCATCAAGCTCTTCATAGAAGACATGAGGTCTGTACCTTTTCCACGGCGCGGTTTTACACGCCGTAGCACCAGGGCCATTTTTGAGGCAAATATCATCATATGAAAACTCCTTTAGGACGTCTTCGATGACACTCTGACCATAAAAAATAGCCGACATCCTGTCAACAGTCATGTCATAACCAACAGAACCATCGGTCGTGACAAAATCGTCAACAAAAGATTCACGTGTCGATGCGTCATACGGTAGCTCGTACTTATAAAATGTATAAGCTACTTGACGAAGACTTCGTAATGCGTCAACGTCAACATCCTCGCGTAAAGCACCATCTCGATGAAAGACCATTTTGAGTAACCCGTTGTATATTGCCGGGAGCCTCTCGCCTCTTTTCAGTTTAAACTGACTAGGTGCGATGAACCGTCCTGTAAGGAGAGCTGAATCAACAGCTTTTCCCAGGAGCGGTAAAGTCTTTGTCATGAAGCTAAGCCCTTCGTTATGAAGGCGCTGTTCCACCGTGATGTTATCACGATGGGCTTCAATACGAGAGTAGCCTGTGAGGTTGCATATGTCAATCAACAATGCAACATGAAGGCGTGCTAATACTGCACTCTGGCTTGAAAGGTCTCCATTCATGGTTTCCTCCAGGCCTACGACTACGTCAAGGGTGTAAACCCTCCTACAATCGTGTCGAAATGCGTGTCGAGAAAGGTCTTTAATTTGACCCACTCCTTTTTGAGGTCAGCAGCAGTAACGCCGTCCCTTGGGACTGCGAGGACTGCATGTACTGTCCCCACGAAAGGAATTTGATCCGCATTGTCATCCGTTCTTGCGAACGCGACAAGATGGCGATCCGTCCCCGAAGCACTCTTCGCGATCTCGTGTGAGATCCTAAGAGTACGAGGGTTACTGAGAGGTGAAGTTACCTCTCTGTAAATGGATTCATTCTCTTTTAGAGAAATACACTGATACTCAGTATCAGCAACACCGTCATTGATTGTAATCGAAGTAGTCATAGGCACCTTCCTTAGTGTTAACGATAAGCCCGCTTTGGCCAATTTACAGCCAAAAGTGATGCGGACAACGCCAGTTGCGTGGGGCCAAAGCGTGACCCCGTGAAATAATACGCACCTGAATTGGGTAGACATCTACATCGTTTATACAGTTTAGCCGATGCGCTCGCAGATTGTACTGAGTGCATCGAATCATCGGAGCATTTGCCACGGTGTAAAATCGTGACCTTGCCCGTAGACTTGGTCTTCCAAGACCCACCATACTGTATTACGTTTAACTCAGCATCCACAAGTGGTTGATCAAATTGCTTGAGGATGTCGCCGATAGGAAGGAACCAATCGACGATGAAGCTAAAAGGAATAGCATTCCAAATAACTTCAGGAGTTACACGTAGCCCAAGCATTTCACGTAAAGCTTTTAGTTTCCCCATCTTAGACCGTAAATCGTCTTTGACAGTGTAGCTATAGACCATCGTGAAATGGTACTCAGTACTGGAACGGATTTCCTTAGTCACAGTCATGAAATCTGTGGAATAAGGAACAGAAGTTAATACGACTTCATCCGATTTGTATCTCCAGTGCCGTGTGTTGATCTTACCAGCCTTATCGAGAAAAGTATTTATACGATCCTCGAAGGTTTGGAAGACTTCCCACATCTTGAGTACATCCGCAAAGAAAGGAGAGATCCCGAAACTATATGTGAGGTGCATTTCTGCAAGTTCGCGTAAAGTGAACTTCTTCAACGCACCCCAATCGTGTCGGTAAAATCTCCTACGCCACCTGTACCAGAGAGTCCACAATTGTGGAAGTTCTCGTAACTCTAGCAGAAAGTTAGCTAGGGACAACGAGGTCTCCAGATCAGGTTTCATAGCTTCAAAAGCCATGGCGTTGAAGTTATCAAACTCTGCAGGTGTCGGGGCTTGCAAACTAAAGTCACTCTCTTGTAAAGAAAAGAGAGGGTGTACGGCTCCCTCGTACTTGAAATACTCGTACGGGTTAGGAGAGCAAGCTAAGAAGAGCGGTTCATTCCTTATTACTACCTGTTCATGGTAGCAATTATTAAAAGGTTTTAAACCGTCCTTAACTGGAAGAGTATCATACGTAATTCGCTTAAGGGTTCTACTCTTGAGCGACGACGTATAATTACCTCCTCCAGTCCTTGCCCCACTCGAACAGTTAAAGTTCGAATAAGAGCCAGAACCATAGACAGTTGTGTCAATTGACTTAGTTTTCGACATAGATAACCTCCAGGTGATGAGGAGCCCCCAACGGGC